TACCTGGGTGTTCCACTTCTCGGTATCCTTCGTCTCGGAATGCAGGATGATGCCGCTGGCCGTTTTTGTCTTCGGCGTACGGATCTGCACCAGAACCCTGCTCCCGAATGGCTGCACTCCGGCATCTACTGCCGGGAAAGCCTCCGCTAGAGCGTTCTCAGATGTCATTGTTTCCATTCTTTTGTTCATCTATTAGAGTTAAGAGTACTTCAATCGCTGCTTCGTACCCCGCAACGACTCCAACCCGATACCCGTACTCGAAAGTATCGCGTTCCTGTGGCCGCTTCAAAGCCTCCAGCGCAAACTTCTGCTGGTCGGCCTTGAGGTGGTTCAAGAGGTGTGTTTCGATGTTCATCCGTCAAGGATTAGGGTTTATGCCCGTGCCTGTGCTGACGGCAACTTTTTCTCCGGACTGAATCTCGGCCGCAGCGAGCAACATGGCCGTTTCATTGTCCGAAGTGTTCATCGCTTCACGGCTACGGTTGCTGGCGGCAACGCGCTCGTTTTCCTGCATCTGCCGGAACTGCTCCAACTTGGCATCGTACTCCATCTTTGCTTGCTCAAGTTGCATCTTCGCCTGCTCGGTCTGCATCTTTGCCTGCGTGCTCACCTGATCACCCTGTGCCTTCTGTTGCATCTTGGCTTGTTCAAGTTGCAATTTAGCCTGGTCGCTCTGTGCTCTGAGCTGGAGTGCCTGACCCTGCACCTGCGCATTGAGCTGAGCCACCTGCATACTGCTGTCTGGCGGCATCTGTGGCTGTGGCTTGTACTTCTGCGCCTCCTGGTCAATCTGGGTGAGCTGCTTGCTGAACTGACCAAGTTGCTGTTCAATAATCTGTTGCACGCTCAATATAAGCTTTACCTGCTCATCAGCCTCTTCCTCAATCAGCCCTTCCGTCTGAGCTTTGTCGACGGCAGTGTGCGCCTCTGACAGGTAGTACTGTAACAAGTGGTCACGAAGGTGCGTTGCCATCGGGTAAAGGAATGTCTTCACCATCACAGGGTTTTTCCCGAACACGGGTGAACTCAAAAACGCCATATGCGTCATAATGTGAGCCATGTGATCCTGCTTCGGCAACACAAATATCGGTTGCCCCATCGTTGCTGCGACGTTTTCGCTGGCGGGGTCGCGATCCTCGTTTGTTGGCGAAGGCTGCAGGACGTCATCCTCCGGAACCTTCATCGCCCGCAGGAACATCTCCTCTACTTTTCGTGGATCGTACAACTGCGGCATCATTGCTGCTCGCTGAATGATGGCTTGAACCTGAGCAAAACGCTGCGTCTCACTGAAGATAGAGGGATCACTGACCGGTACGATGTCCATCGGTCCGTCGAAGTCGCTCGGCTCAATTTCGATACCTGCTCCACGCGCCTTGATGTCCTCTTCAGTCATGTAGGCACTGTTGAGGCGGTGAACCACCTTGAAGCACTTGCTCATTGAGTTGTGCAGGCGGCTGTGGATGCTGCTGAACACCACCATTCCCTGCTCAATCAACGCCATAGTCGTACCGACAGGCTGATTGGGGTTCTGGTCGCTGAGCTTCTCGAAGCTCGTCTGTACCACTCCCTTACCTGCGTCCACCAAGAATCCGAGCAACTGGAAGAGTGTAGCACTCGGTCCGGCGAACGGCAACGGCATAATCAACTTGCGTATATCGTCAACCAGTGCACCGCCATCTATTTCGGCAATTTCGGTCGGCTGGACATTGATGGTTTGACCGCTGGCTCCGCCCTTGAGCTTGATGGCCGTTGGGACGTTCTGGATGTGTGCAGAGTCCAAGAGAGCACGCAAAGCGCCGGTTGCCGCACCGCTGAGACTGCCGATCATATGAGTCAGGCCGATGGGGTAAGCTCCGCGCCACGGAATGAAAGGGAACTCAACAAGCCAGTCAAGAGCCTCACGCAAATCGTCGTCCAAGTCCCAGTTGCGGTACAGCGACAGAGGCAGTTCGGTGGTCTTGTCGATGCTGAGGATGTACGGCTCAAGCCCGTCTCCGAAGTCAAGCGTCGTGTAAATCTCGAAGATGGTGCGCAGACCGTCCTCATTATAACTGCTTTCACTGCGCCCTTCGATCTTGTCATTCGCTTGGCTGGATTTACTAAACTCTGGGTCTGGTGCGTAGCCAAGGTCGACGTCAATATACATACCACTCTTCACTCGGCGGATGTACTCCATCTTCGTGATGTACTGGACGTGGGTCTTTCGCTCTGCAGTGTAGAAGTTCGTTGCCGCATAGGGGAGGTAGACGTCGTCGATAGCAACAAACTCTGCCATCGGCCGGCGGCGGTTCTCGTCCCACATGAACTTCATGTACTGACCACCTCCGAGCGGCAACTGCGTGCTGAGCTGCTCAAGTTCACTCCGGAACTCCGGCATCTGCTCAACCAACTGCCAGTTCATAAACTCTGCCTTGCGCTCAGCCTTCATGACCTGCCGCTTGTCGCGCTCGCCGTAGAGCTTCGTTTTGACAGGACCACTGGGCGGAAACACTTCCTTCATGAACCGCGCAGAGAAGTCAACGCAAGCCTCCACCAGCATCGGGTGCACGACTTTGTTTGCTCCGGTGAATTGCGCTCCACCCGGCGCGTCATCTCCGAGACCTGTGCGACGCAACCCCTCTTCGTACTGCTGATCGCGCTTTTCGCGGGCCGTCTTGTCTTTTTCGATCTTGTCAAGCAGGTCGGTGACGGCTTCCTTGAGCATTTCTTCATCTACTTCCTCGACGATGTTGGCGAAGTGAGCTGCGTGCTCCTTTTCGTCTTTTTCGTCCTCAAGCTTAATCATCGCACCGCCATCGTCGGTATCTTCAACGTCTCCCGTGTCCTGGTCGTCCAGTTCTACGTTTTCGCCCTGCAGTTCTTTTTCCAGTTGGTCTGACATCAGTTTTCCTTAAGAATTTGGTTTACGAGATCATCGACGGAGTCTGGATCGTACGCCTCAACATGCACTGCTCCTCCGCCTGAAAATGCCGGCTTGCCCTCCTCGACATTTATGAGCGCCTCCTCTACAATGTCTGGGTGGATTTTCTGCACCGCTTTGTTGCCACCTGCCTCAAGATACTCATTATAAACTTTTTCTGCTTCTTCAAAATCAAAGTCTGGCTTTATGTTGCGGATGGTTTCCGGAGACCGGACATCATTCGTGATCTTCCAGAAGTTAGGATGGTCTCCGAACTTCGCCTTGATAATATCTTTGTTCGGGTAGTTGTCCCAACCAAGCTCTCGCAACTGATCGGCCGTCATCCCGGCATGATGCCCAGGAATCACAACATCGACTTCAGGGTTGTTTAAGGCCCAGAACGTCTGCTCATCGTTTAGAGTGGTCATCTCAGCCCCTATATTGTCATTGAGCTTTATGTTTTTAAAAGCCTGTTCCCATGAAGCACCGTTGATGAGATCCTCAACAAACTTCCCATCCTTTGTCTTTTTGACCGCAAGTGATTGGTTGATTTTCATGTTGGTGTTGCGTAGGATTTTCGGCAGACGCAAGTCCTTGGTGTACGTGTACGCTGGAAGGTTGCGTACCGACAGATCCGTAAGCGCCTGAAACCAATCAACAAGCTGGTCTGGCTCGAAGTCGTTGCTTCCACTGAATCTCGGTCCACGCGGATCACCCTCCCGCTTCGGCGAGGTGTACGTTGCACGCTGCTCCGGAGTCATTTTAAGCCATTCGCCCTTATATTCTGCGTTAGTGACGGTGCGTTTCTTTGCAAGCGATGCCGCCTGAGCATACGACTCAGCTTCTTTTGCGAGCGGCCCATATACTGGGTCGTTCTTGTAGGCATCGATATTTGCTACGAGGTCGGTCGGCATCTCCATCCCCTCCTCAAGCCACTTCCTACGCGCAGGGTACTTGTCACGGTAAGCATACTTTAGCATCTCATCAACCAGTGCTGGTACTTCCGGATTGGCCGCAAATATTTTCATAGCGTCAGCCCTGTCAAGATACTGATCAAGATTTTCCTTGCTTTTACCTCTAGGGGAGAAGTTTAGCTCATCCGGAAGATTTCCGTGTTTCTTGATGTAAGCCGCTCTGACAGGGAATGCCGCTGCGTCCGTGACAGCGCCCCCTCCTTCCGCATCGACGTACTTCCCGATGTCTCCACGGATCGTGGCGTTTGACCTTGGCATTTCCGGTAGTGCCGGGTCAAAGAACATTGAGAACGCATCCTTCTTTGCTCTGCGATGAGCTTCAACATAACACGTAAGGCACGGTCCCTTGAGCCCTTTCCGATGGAACGACTTTGCTGCCGATAGGAGCTCGTCAGACGTCAAAAATGGCTGGCTTGGGCGTAGCTTACCTATGACGTTATCAATTGCACATATCGTAGCTGAATATGCTCCGGTCCTAGGGCAGTTTGCATTGAGTTCAAACGCGAGACTCTTCTCGAAGTCGTTCCACGACAGAGCGTTCCTTTTTTCCGACTTCGGTGCAAACGGGGTGTTGAACTTCTGATTCCGCTTGACTAGTTCAGAGAAGTCCTCAATCCCTTGCATTGCCTCTTCTGCGCCCGCAAAATTGTAACCTTCAACTTTCTTCTTGAGCTTAAGAATATCAGCTGCCGTGCTTTCAGAATTCTTCGCTGCCATCATCTTGCGCATTAAGCCAAAATGTGCCGGCATCGTCAGGAACGAAGCTACTTTAGCTGCTCCCGTAGT